GTGTTTCAGCAGCAACAGATTTAACATCTGATGCCATGGCACATAAGATCATTTCTCCTGTCTTAAGTTTGATGATTTTAAAATAATCGTCATTAATCATGGAGTGGTACACTGATGAATTTATACGTGAATCCTTCTTCATTATATATTTTTACTCGTTCAACCAAATGCAACAATGTATAATTTTTATGTGCTTTCCATGCTAAATTATCCCCAATATCGAACAACTTACATGCCACTTTGTTTTCACCCAGCCGTAACCCTCGACCAATAGATTGCAAGTTGCGTATACGCGATTTAGTTGGCGAAGCAAATACAATATTGTGCAGGTTACGTATATTTATTCCTGTTGAAAATGTGCCATAGGATGCTAGAATAATCGCATTAGACGCTTTTTCTGTAATGGCACGAACTTGTTCACGCGCTTTCGCTTCGACGCCACCATGCACGAAAAATAGTTCTCGACCTGGTTCAAGTTTTTCAGATAGTAATTCATGTAATACTTTGCCATGCTTTTCAACATATTGAAATAATACCAAGGTATTACCTTTTCGATCTAATACTAAATTTCTAATAAATTTATTTCTTTTAGGATGTGTTACCAGCCAATCAATTTCTTCTTGATATGAAAATTTCTTACAGGTTTGTTTTTCTGCATCAGAATAATCTAAGGCAATACATTTAATTTTTAATTCCGCGAGCTGTTGTGTATTCATCAACTCACGAGTTGTAGTTACTTTATGGGTAACCCCAAATAATCCTTCAAGCACTAATTTATGTGTTTGTGTCCCGTCTAAGGTACCTGTGGTCCCAATACGAAATGGTGCGTTTACGCACTTATGTAAAATTGTTGTTAATGATTTCGATTTAAACAAATGTGCTTCGTCGCCATAGATAACATCAAATTGTTCAAAAAATGCTTTGGGCATTTTGTAAATACTTTGCCACGTTGAAATAACTACTGGAACATCTGTTGTTTTTTCTTTTCCCGAATAGATGCGCGTACAGTTTTCAGATACTTTCCAATCCTGCGCTGTAGCATAATCAGCAAAGTCACCATATAATTGTTCGACGAGTGATGTTGTAGGTACAATAATTAATTGTTTTCTGTTATGTGATTGATGCCAACGAATGAGTGTGTAAATAATTAAACTTTTTCCACTTGCGGTTGGCGATAATAATAACACACGGTTTCGTGTAATCGCTTCTTTTACGGCATTGATTTGATAATCCCGTATTTCTATAGGTTGCCCATTTGAGTGATACTGTAATGACTGAATAAATTCGTCAGCCTTGGATGCATCATCATATACGAAGTCGCACTTATTCTGATACTGATATTCATTCGTTTTACAGAATTCTGCGACATATGGCAGCAACCCAATGTATAGTTCCTTCGTGTATACATTGTATAATCGAATTTTTCCGTCCCACATTTTTGCGCGATATTGCGGAGTAAATTGCGCGCCAGGAACGGTAAAGGTAAAAAAGTCACTAAGTTCTAACATGATGCTAGGTTCAGCATCTACATGTAGATACGTTTCATTCTTTTTTGTTATGGTAATCACATGCCACCATTCGTAAACTTATACCAATCAATAGCAGATTTTACATCCCATGTTCTGCTATTGATTGATTTAATAATTTGTTCTAATTGATAAACAACTGTTTTATGATATTCAATTTTGTCAATTTGTTGAATGACATCTTCGTCTGTTTGCAGCACAATTTCCATTTCTGTTTTGAGCGGCTTATTCAACAAGTATTGTTCCCATCCTAACGTATCAAGTTCGTCTTTGGATAGTTCACCGCGAAAGTATCGTTCCTTTAACTTCCGAAGGCGCAGATATTCACTTTCTGATTTACGTAACTGTAATTTTGATGACGTAAGTAATGCCAAATATTTAGCATGAAGCTTTGGGACCCGAGTAGCTTCGGTGCCAAGGTCGGTCATGTTGATTTCACAATCCTTTTTCCACAAATCTTGAATCTCAGTTAGCTTCATATATCCTCACACAATCATTTAATACAAAAATATACACATATTGTGTAAGTTTGTCAAGTGTTATACTTCTGGTGTTACTCGTTCCAATTCATATTGGCGATACTTAAACACCGCAGCAGCTTGAAAGTATTGTGTATTGGTTGAGCTTACGTCAAACTCTAATCCAGTGAGTGACACAGGAAAGCAATCATAAAAATTGATTTGGGCTACACGATGATTATCAGATCCCAACACGATTAACGAAGCATCACTTAATTCACCACCATCAGCTTTAAAATTAATATCTCGCCCTGTGATGGCTTGTCCTGCGGTTAGCTTTTTAAATTGGTCGCGTGACGTAGGAAATCCCAATCCCATCAACCAATTGTATAATTCCATGTAGTTTGCCAAATCTTCTTGAATCATGAACTTGATGGTCAATTCATTGAAATCTAGCTTTTCACCTGGACGAGGAATGTCTACAAACGGTGTAGGTTGCATTGCCACACCTAACCGTATTTCAGGGATGTTTGCTGACTGGCAAAAGTACGTGACTTTTGGTAAACTTTGAATTAGGAACCGAAATCCGTTTGGTCTGAGAAAGTCAAGATTATCAGGTTGCTTTCTTCCCCATTCTGTTGTTTGTGTTTGTGTCATAAAAATTTCTCGGTTGACAACGGTTGACAGGTGTGTTAAAATTACTATGTTGTGAATGATATGCTAATCACTATAATGTATTTATCTGAAATGAAAAAGGGGAGCTCTTTCGAGACTCCCCTTGATCATTTGTACTACTGAGTCTTATAGAAGATTTGTGATCTTCAAGCGACGATAGTAGTGGTTACGGTTAGCAGTGAATGTATCACCGTCTGTTGCGCCGCCATCTGTTGTTGTAACGAATGGGTTTGCAATCATGCCGTAACGTGTCTTGAAGCCGATCTTCGGTTGGAAGGTGTTCGGATCAACTGCACGGACCATTTGGAGCGGTACATATGGGCAGTAGAAGATACCGGCGTCATATGCGTTAGTTCCCTTGTAACCAACAACTGCGAATTGTGATGCAACACCTGTGTTAGCTGAGTACGGGTCAACGAAGACCTTGAAGCGTCCGTTCAATACACCAGCGAATGTGTTACCTGTGTCGTCAACTTGTAGATCTGTTGACAAAGCAGGAGCGTAGTCAAGCTTACCTGACATGGCGAGTGCAGCAGCAACGTCTGATGAGCAGACGATGAAGTTACCCTTTCCACGACGGGTTTCTTGTGCGATTACGTTAGCTTCACGTTCTAGTTGGAATAGAAGACCCTTGAAGCGTTCAACTGACCAACGACCGTTTGAGTCAACGTCAAGGTCGAATGTTCCTGGAACAGCTGTTGAAGCTGCGCCTGCCTTCGCTACCTTGTAGATTGTGCGGATAACTTCGCGATTGATTTCAGCAAGAATTTCTTGTGAAAGGATGTTAGCCAATTCACCTTCTGCATCAAGACCGTGTACTGCCTTTAAGTCTTGTGCTAATTCAACTGTGTATTCAGCCTTCAAAGCACGTGTCTTAGCGGTTACTGTGGTCTTTTCGATTGAGAAGGCCATTTGTTGTAGGGTACTTGTATCACCGAATCCTTCACCTGCTGCGGTTGAAACGCCAGTACCTGTTGTGTATGCACCGTCAACTGGGTTTGATCCAGCGTGTGTGCCTGTACCTGAGAAGTCTGTATCAGCTTCGTTGAAGAGAGCTTCTGTGCCACTCTTTGTTGAGTAGCGTGACTTCATGGCGAAGATTAAGCCTGTTGGGCCTGACATCGGTTGTACGCCGCAAACATCATAGGCCATGAGGTTTGGAAGCGCACGACGAACCAATGAAATTAAGATTGGGTCGTATGTGTCAATGCCTGCGCCTGTTGAGTTATTGTGTACGGCTTCGAAAAGTGCTTGCTTTTCTTCACGAAGGGCCTTTTCTTGGTTTTCAAGAACTAAGGCTGTTACCGCACGCTTGTAGTTGTCTTTGATGGCAGGTAATTCTTGGTGATCAAGAACTGGTGCCCACTTTTCTTGTAGCTTTTCTGAAAGAAACATTTACGTTCTCCTGTGTTTGTAAAACTTTGTTGATTGTTATTATTTATATATTTGTTTATTTAGAAAACTTCGTTCTACTGATTGCTTGAGCGTATTTCATTACAGTTGTTGATGATTCATTGATGCTTTCAGGCATTACATCATCGTGTGATTCATCTGCTGTTGTTTTCTTTTGGAAGAAATTTTCCTTGATTACATTAAGTTTTTCAGCAAAGGATGATTCATCTTCGAAAGAGACATCTTCGATTATTGTTTTGAACTTCTCAATTTCAGTTTGTGCTAAACCTTCTGTAACAGATGTTACAACATTTTCACGCTTGAAAGAATTCAATTCATTTACTAACTTGATGGATTCTTCAATCTTACTGTTTAGTTGTGATTCAAGTGTGTCAATTGATTCTTGCATTTCACCGATAACATCGAACTTTTCTTCTGGAATTTCGATGTAGTGTTCTGCGAATAAATTGCGTAATCCTGAAATGAAATCATCTGTAATTTCTGTGCGTAAGCCGTGTTCAACTGCAACACGATTTTCTTCAAGCCATGATTCGAGAACATAGTTTAAGTACGCATCGACTTTATCGGTCATATCTTGTGTTGTAGCTTCGATAATTTCAGCTGCCTTTTGTGCAACTTCTTCTTCGAGCTGTTCGCGAATTTCTGCAACACGAGCTGTAACGACGGCTTCAAACAATGAAGCGGCCTTTGTCTTGAATTCTTCTGAAAGGTTTTCGTCTGAAGCAAAAAGATTTTGAATATCAAGATTCATATCTTCCTTCATCTTCATTTTCTTTTCCTTCATAGCTTTCATTTCTTCTTCATCTTCCATTTCTTCTTCTTCATCTTCCATTTCCTTCTTCATGGCTTCATCAATTTCTTCTTCTGAAATTAATTCATATTGTGCTTTTTCTTCATCTGATAAAGCGTTAAATTCTTCTTCAGAAATGAAATCTTCTTCAACTACTTCAAGGTCAGTGTCTTCCTTGTAGACATTACCCTTTGAAGTTGCTTGATTGACTACAGACGCAGGATCAGTCATGGTGGTAAAGTTTGTGGCGTTACCAGCACCATGTCCAGGTAATCCTGGCATTTTCTTCGCCTTTGATGATGCGACTTTACCAGGTTCATCAGTTCCTAATTCTTCCATTTCAGGATTTGCGTTTGAGGAACCTTGTGTTGGATGTGTCTTGTCCATAGGACCTGAACCAGCAGCTAATGATGTAGCTTGTCCAGCTTTCATTGCTGCATCTGCGCCTGCGCCCTTATCAAGAGTTTGTGTTGTTGGCTTTTCAGAAGAACCTTGCATCGGTGATTCTTCTTCCTTTGACTTCCCAAACCCAGGATAGGCTTCAGCGACAGTAGTTTTTCCTAGAAATTCTCTAATCTTGTTTTCTACTGACATTGAATATCTCCTATAAGTAATTGATTCAATTGTATAATATTTATAAACGTTTATTGTTATATCTTACAAGTTTTTAGAAATTGCACTTAAAAAGTTTTCGAAAACTTTCAATTTTACATCTTCTAACTGCTTTTGCTTTGCTTGTTCGATAAGTTTCTTTGTTTGATCCATGTTTTGATATGTCCATGTACCTTCTAAAAACATCCATTCTTTATTTTCCATAACCCCTTGCACAAAGGCATCAGGGGCAGAGGGATCAGCCACAATGTCCGCTGCGGTGGCGAGATAGAAGTCACCTTGTACTTCGTTAATACCTTCTTCGTTAACTTTTAGACTTCCTAACCCGCGTGATGATACGCCAAGCTTGGCACCTTCGTCAAGAAGATTCTTAGCAATTTTACCCATCGGGGTATCCATGATTTTTGCCTTCCCTATATAATTGTCACCATCTTCCCGTAGTGACACAATCATATGTGAAACACGATCAAGATTAATCGTAGGACCTTCAGGATGACCGAGTTCACCAAATGCACGCTTTGAATCAACATACTCCTTAACATAACGATCTACTTCTTTTTTCATGATCTCTTTAGGGTACATGCGAGCATTACGATTTTTTATGTTGCTTTGAAGAAACACACCTTCAATAAAATAATTTTTTTGTTGTCCGGCGCCTTCAGCAACGAACTGTACTTCTTCAACAAGTTCTTTAATGAGTTTCATAAGTCACCTTATGTTAAGGGATTGATGTGCTGTGAATCACCATATCCTGAAATCTTCATGAGTTCAAGAATGACTGTACCGCCACCAGCAGGTGTCACAACAACAATATTTGATCCTTGTTCACGCACATCAGCAAATCCGTGAAAATCTAAATCATACGCACCAGTCACAGCCCATAATTGCACAGAATTACGTGTGATAGTTGCATTACCTGATGGCACAGACCATTTAATTGATTTGATATGCACAATAGGAGTGCCTGGTGTTTGTGACGCGGTAGCTAGCGTTGATGATAAATTAATTGTTTCAGTTGCACCTGCACCTGATACTGCAATAACAGTATGTATGGGTGTATTTTTTAAAATGCTTAATGCCATTTATGACTCCTGTTACTGTAAATTCTTAAGTTTATATATCGTGGTGTATAGCAACTGTACAATTTCGTCAACTTGATTTTGAATAAATGTATCTTGTACAATGTTACTTCGTTCTTCTTCAACGAGTTTTACTAAAGATTCAAAATAATCAATCATGATTTTTGTATCTTCAGATTCAATAATATTAGCAGGCGTCATAAAATTTTTTAAAATGCCATATTTTCCTTGATATCCTTCAACTACTTCATCAATAAGATCAATAATAGAATCATAATATTCGTTTAATGTCTTATGTACAGAAAACGATTGTGTTTGCCAATGAAAAACATGTGCCTGTGTACGACTTGCTAATAATAATGAAATGAACGTATTCATGATTGTCCTGAAAGTTTTTTATACTGTGGATGATTTAAAATATCCTTTATACGATCTGATGATTGATCAGGACGAACCGGATTTTTTACAGCAATTTTCTTTTTAGGTTTACGTAAATTTTCAGCTTTCTTTGTGTCAGCTGCGTATTCACTTGACCCTTTATTATATGGTGTGGTATGTGTCCAACTATATGATCTTGCATCAGTTTTTGGACTTTGTGTAACACCACGAGATTTCTCAGAAGTTTCCGCGCTGGCTAAATGTTGCTCACGCTTTTTTGCATACATACCTTTTCGTGTATATGCGCCGCGAGCTGATCCTTCAGCAAGAAACTCTTTAAAAGTTAACATCAGTCTTTCCCTAATTTCTTTGATGCTTGTGAAATACCCTTTTGTCTCTTTCGAAATCTTTTTATATCATTATCTACATTTGCTTTAAAAGGATATCCTTTTATTGTAACTCCTTTCGTTTGCTTTCGAGTAATATGTGCAGCAGTATTTGCCATATCCATCGAAGCATCTTTTACATAGGCAGCTAATGTTGAACGCTTGAGTTCAGATAGTGTATCTTCGTTCATTTCAGATTGCATGTATTGTGCAGCAGATACAATATAATCTTCTGCTAAGGTAATCTTACTAGCAACCCATTCAGGAAGATTAGTATCTTCACCTAACATATCATGCATCATTTGAGCGTTACGAATGATAGTACGAAGGGCTGATTTTGCCATGTCACCTTCATAATCATATTCACCTTTATCAGCTTGTGTTTTAACAGCTTCGCCCAATGCAACACCTGCAACGGCACCTGACAAATCTTCAGGACCATACCCAGATTGTTTTTTACGTAATGTTTTGAATGGCTTCCCTGTTATACGTGATGCACGCTTATCTTCAGCATCTACATTTCCTACTGATGTAGGTTGATTCACTACAGTTGTAGGATCAGCCATTGTTTCATACCCTGCTACTTCCGTTCCTGTGAGCTTACTCGTATGAGGACCATCATCCTCGCCAACTAAATCAGCAGCACTCTTAGCTAAATTATTCATGTCAAGTTCGACATACGGCACTTTTTTTACTGACGAACCTTGCAAGTCAGCTTGTTCAGCGACTTGTTTATTTTTCTTTTTATTCATCTTATGTTCATGCGTTTCGCCAATCATATTGAATAATTCAGTAACAGGGACATTACGTTCAATCCCATGATCAAATTCTACATCATAGTGGCTGATATGTCCAGCTTCATCTAACGTATGCATTTCAGTTATCATTGTACCTTTACCCCACGTAGCATGTTCGCCGTGGGTGGCACAAAAATGACTAATTTTCTTCTCTGATATTGTACGAATGTCCCTGAACGATTTCATCTTATTTTCCCTTTTTCATCATGGCGTATTTCGCACCTAAGGCCATACGAATACGTTCCTTTTTGCTCTTGCCCTTAAACATAGGATTCTTTGAATGTACGAAATCACTGATGACTTCACCTGTAGGTGTTTTCTTTGTGATGACTTCATCAATTTGAACTTCTTCTTTATGCACTGTAGCTTTCTTTCCCTTGGCTTCTAATTTTTTTGCAACAGCTGAAGCATGTGCTTGTGACCCAAAGGACTTCCACTTTTTACCACCAATGTGTACAGCGTGGGGTTCTTGTTTACTTGGTGCATATTTACGTTTCTTTGCGGCTTCACGCTCCATTGCTTCATCTTCATGACGTAATTCATGTGCAATTTCATTCTTTTTAAATTGAGAAATTTCATAAATTTGTTCAACTTCTTCCTTCATTTTTTTAGCTGCTTTATTAATGCCTGCAGCACGCTTCATGGTCTTTTTCATGTCACCTTTCATATTTGATGCTGACATGTTTACCGCTGCCTTACTTACATAGTTTCCAAGTGTTGATGCTTTTAATTCATCAATTTGTTCAACTTCTTCTTGAGCTTTTTTGAGAGTATTATTTAATTTAATTACTTTTTTTATTGTTCTATTATAAGCATCAAGAGTATTATCATCATGTGTTATAGCTTTACTTTTTAAATCAGATTTCATATCTTTCACAAGTTTATTACGTGCTTGCTTAGCAAATCTCGCAACCTTTTCTCGTTCTCTTTCTTCAGAACTTTTAGTATTTATTTCTTCTTCTAATTTTTCATCAAGGTTTACTTCTTCCTTTTTCAACTTCATGAAGTTCTTAGCAAACTTTGTTTTCTTTGCGGCATCAAATTCTTTCTTGGCATCAGCCATAATTGAGGAATGAGCCTTCTTCATTTCAGCAGCTTTCTTGGCAGCATACGGATCAGTATAAGCTTCTTCAACTTCATTTTCTTCCTTCATGCCTTTCTTAGCACGAAGCATCTTGAAGTCTTGAGCATCGAGTTTGCCATTTTTGTTAGCATCAATCTTATGTTGGTTACCCTTTAGGGCTTCATCAAGTTCTTCGTAGTCAGCTTTTTCTTCTTCTGATAGTGCATCATATTGTTCTTGTGTGAGTACAGGTTCTTCACATTCTTCACACGTATTGAACATGCCTTGGGCAACTTCGATTTTTGCAAGATCAAGTAACGCTTCTAATTTTTCTGCCATGATATCGGCAATTTTTTGTGAAGCTGATACGTTGTCATTTGCAGTAATATTATCAACTAATGAACGAATATTTGTCATGCAGATTCTCCCGGTGGGGTATTTTCTATTGGAATAATTCCTGGATTTTCTTTAATTTGTTTTTCCATCTTAGCAATTTCTTCTTCAGAAAATTGTAAGACTTGTGTTTGTAATTATTCTTTACTGAAATATTTATCCACGTATGGATCGAGCTGTGCAAGAATTTCAGCGCGTGAGCGTATCATTTCTTGTTGTTTTGATTCAGCGTAATAAGCGTCTTGTTCAAAATCAAATTTAATGTCGTATCGAATATCTTCCCAATCTTGTTCTGTAATGATATTTTTTAACAACAACTGCGTTTTTAAAATATCAGTGAATAAGGTGGCAAATTTATTTTGGAGCTTATTAATAAATTTAGCAAATTTTAATTCGTCACGACTGATTTCAGCAGCACGACCAAAATTTAATCCACTTTGTTGTTCAAGACGAGAAACAGGTACGTTCAATGCTTCATATAACTTACGTTGGAAATATTGAATATCAGCAATTTCACCGAGATTATTTCCACCTGGCAATGTTTCGATTTGTGTGCCTTTTCCACCTTCACGACGAGGAAGCCAAAAATCTTCTAACATACTCATGTATTTTTTGTCATCACGCAATTCACCTGAATCCGCGTCATACACGAGCTTGTTGCGATATCGGTTCATGATATCCTTTAAATACTGCTCAGCTTTTATCTTGGGTAAGTTACCTACATCAATGTAAAAAATTCTGCGTTCAGGAGCACGAGCTAGTCGATAAATGACTAACGCATTTTCCATCATACGAAGTTGGTTAGCAGGTTTGATTGCCTTATGGAGATAACTCAATACCATATTGGTATCCATGTCAACCAACCCTGATGGGCAAAACGCAATCGCGTCTTTACTGATACGTAATCCTTGGGTAGGTATGGTTACATTACGTAACGTGCCGAGTCCCTTGTCATTGAACACATAATATTCATCGACTTTTTTGATAAACTCAACACCCGTTTTCGGATCCTTTTCTTTCTGAACATCACGGATCTTACGAATTTTACGGGGGTCAATATACCGAATATCTGTTATACCTTGTTTTGGATTTGCCGTATCAATGACTTTATGAAAGTATAATCTTCCGTCAACATACCAGCGCCGAAAATAATCATGCGCTTTGTTGCGGAAATTTAATTTTCTGCTAATAAATTTAAATTCTTGTTCAATAAGTTTTTTAATCTTATCAGAAACAACAACGTCCTGTAAATTTAACTTTACAGGTTCGTCGTTTTCAAAATTTGCAACGCCCGCATTGACGATATCTTCAATCGCCATATCAACATCTGCGTTCATTGACAAATCTCTATATTTTTTAATTAGTTCTGCTTCTGTTTTTGCGCCGCCATCTAAATCTAGATAGGTGCCATAATACCCACTAGCTTTAAATGAATCAACGGCTCCATCCTCAGAAGGCGGCACGATACTTTTTTCTGTACGTGCCGGTTCCTTCCGAGAAATAGAATATCCAAAAATTTCCATAATATTATGATCCTAGTTTAAATTACGGTAAAGCGACTTCAAAGTGCGAATAATTGAATGTCACGTTGAATTCTGAAATCGTGTCATTCGCATTATACGCTAATGAAATTTCTGATACAGTGGTTGGGAAAGCATTCTTGATGTTATAGGTGCGAATAACTTCATCATTACGATCAAGTTGTTCACAGATTAAATCTGCCATGTACCCACCTGGTGCAGTCGTGCCACCATTGTTTACGTATTCGTTCATAAGTGATGACCACTTTTCGAAGTAACTACGTAAGGTAAGCTTTGTGTCATTCATGATGGACACGGTCCACGGATCAAAGGTGCGTTCACCTGCAAACTTCACTTCGCGACCACGATAGGATACGATAGTGGGGTTTACATTTGACGCAGGTAATGCGGCTGAGGTCACAAGAATGTTATGATCGCCACCCGGACTTCCTACACCTGCAGGCCAATTCAATGTTACTCTGAATTGATTTGGACGGGCGCCACCGTTTAATAATTGTGTCTTAAATGCGTTAATATTCATGACTTATAATTCTCCTTTAAATTAGGCGCCAACGACTTCTTCAAATGCGACGCCAGTACGGGTTGCAATGAAGTTTAGCGTGATGAAGTTGATTGAACGAGCGGGCTTAATGTATATATCCGCGACGAATTCATTGCGATCAATAACTTCACCTGTGTTGTTGGTTTCGTCACAGATTACGCGGAAGTCGTATACACCACGACGACCTTGTACATCACGTAAGAACGGTTCAACTAAGTTACGGAATTGGGCGCGAGTAAACGCATCGTTGAATTCAAACAATTGGAACTTCGACGCTGTTGCAATCGCCTTTTCAAGCACGATGAATAAGCGACGAACGTTGATACGATCAAATGCAGATGGCTTCGAAAGAAGTGTCTTATCACCAAACAATACGGTGCCTTCACCTGGGAAGGAAACAACAGGGTTTACACCCTTCTTGTATAGAAGGTCACGATCTGCTTTATCAGGCTTGTAAGCAAGCTTGACAACGTTCTTGATTTGACCACGGTTTAACCCGCCGGGTGACCACCACGGATCGTTGGTTGAATCGGTGCGAGCACAGAGACCTGCAATGTCCGCGTTAAGCGGGATCCAGCGATATACGTCATTGTATTTGTCGTATTGATACTTCCAACCTGTATCCATGACAGCATAGGAGCTACTGACGTTGAACGCGGCATCTGTACGAGCCGCAAGAATATCCGTAGCTTCATCACCCGGATTGTTTAATACAGTTGCTAGCGGCGGTGATACGAATACCATACAATCCATGCGTGTTTCTGCAATGTTTTGGATAACATACTTACCATCAGCTAATGAATGAGGACCCATGACGATTAAGTTGACATCAATCGTTTCTGCATCAGCTAATAAGTCATATCCAGCACGAATATCAGCGCTTGTTATACTATTTTGTGAAACGCCACCTGTTAATGAGAGCGTAATAGGAAGCGTTAATGTTTTGAACGTAATGCCTTGAGCATTTGTTCCCCACACAGTTCCGCCGCCACTTAATCCAGAAGCTTGGTGATCCATCCAATAGATGTATTCTGATCCAAGTAAGACATTCTTGTAGTAGTTTGACCCGCCTTGAGCTGCTTTAGCATCAGCCGCCTTTGAAACACCGGCAAACTTTTCAAGTAATGATCCTGGGACACCAGTGATTACACCATCTTCGTCAACAACTACAATGTGTAGTTCATCGCTTGACCCGCTTAATCCAGCGGCATAATCTGATGTGCCTGGAGCATTATCAAATTGTGCTGCATATGCCCAGTTAGCTTTAATACTAGCTGAATCATCTAAAGCAACTAAAGCATTAGCTGTTAATGTTAATGAACCATTGCTTGCAATTGATGCTACCGTACCGATTTCAAGACCAGCTGATGTTTTTAATACATCACCTACTACAACTTCTGTTGTGAAGGCAGTGGTTGTTCCTGTTACAGTCGTTGATGTTAAACTTGTATCAATTGTGCCTGTTAACGTGCGAATGAAAGATGCTGAGTCAGCCATTGATACCTTGAGTGAGTTACCCAAGACGCCTGAGTATTTTGCAGCAAAGGCACCTACGTTGGCTGATCCATCAGCGTACTGAGCTTCGTATACATCTTCGTTTTCAATTAATAAAGCGGTACCGGTCGCTACTGCATTTCTTTCGGTTGATCCTACTTGACGTACAACAACCATATTGCCACTGTATGACAAGAAGTTTGCTGCACTGAAAAAGCTTTCATATGTGAAAGCGTTAGGCTTCCCGAACGTTTTGACTAATTCTAATTCTGAACTGATAGTGACTGGTTGCTTTGCGGGACCCCATGCGAAATTGCCAACGAAAGCGCCAATAGAACTGGCGACCGCAGGAATGACATTTGTTAGATCCTTTTCAACAACTAGTACACCTGGCGAAAGTTGAAATGGCATGTTTTTCTCCTATAGAAAGATAATTTTATTAAAACGACACGTTTAAAGATTGAAAATATTTATAATTCTATGATACTATATTTTTCCATGGTAACTCGTTATCTGTTGACCAAATAACGTTATTATCAATAAACTTTTCCTCATTATCTACGCCGTCATCAATAAATCCAAAAGGTGTCATCTCATCTGCGATCTGTTGCATTTGCTGTTCATACATCTTTGCACGAATATCTAGATTCGTGAGTTCTTTGAAGTATTGGTTGGTCGTTAACCACCCAAATAAAACTAACGTCATGACTAAGTCGTCACTATATCCAATATCGGCGCTGAAAGTACCATTCTTTTCTACGAAGGTAGAGAGTTCACTAATCGTATCCGCATCAAAAATCAATAACTTCTGTTCTTCAATTAAGCTCTTTAAACCAAAACACCCAATACGCTTGACTGATTTATTAGTACGTATTCCTTTCGTCGTAGATTTGCCGAATCCTGGGGAGATATAGGTTCGATTATTTTCTACAACAGTACACAACAAATTTTCATACTCAAGTTCATTATGCAGAATATCAGCGACCTGTCCGCCGATATCATTAATTTCGACTAACACATAGGCATCGTTGTAATCTTTGGCGGCTTTATATACTACATCAGGAAGTAACATCGGTGCAATTTTGTTATCCCGATATTTTGCTACCAACTTATATGGTGATTCAGATACATCAACGACCGTAAACGCTGAATAGTCGCCACCAATTCCTCGTGATACGTCAACAACAATAATGTATTGGTGATTGGGTTCTGGATTCTCATAGATGTCAAAGTTCATGTTTTTGAAAATCGGCTCAACACTTGACATGACTGACAAAGCACGTCCACTAACTAATGTATTACTAGACCCAAG